GGCGGCGTTTTAACTAAAGCCGTCGCATGATCTCGCGGCATCAGCCGCTGAGAATTACAAGTAGCAAGACCGCACAAGCGGAGCCTTGCCCGACAAAGGAGAAACAATGAAAGTCAAACTATCTATCGACCTTGGCGACGGTAAGCCAGCGCGCGAGATGACCACCAACATGCTTGCCATTGTTGACTGGGAACGAACAGAGAACCGTCGATCAGCAGACGGCAAAGGCATCGGCTTCAGCGACATGTGCTGCTGGGCTTACACTCTTTGCAAACTTGCTGGAGACAAAGTGCCAGCCAACTGGCGCGAGTGGGTTGCCGAAAACCCTGACATGACCATCACACCTATCAACGAGATCGCAGACGAGACCCCTTTCATCGAGGGACTTGGCGGCGAAGCCTCTGCGAAGTCCTAGCGTTAACAGGCTTCTGGCCAAAGGAGATCGAGTTCACTATGCGAGACCTGAACACTGTCACCTATGTGCTTGAGCAGATGCACCGTAAGAAGTAACTATGTCTGCTACAGCCACTGTCCAGATTGCAGGCGTTAAGGAAACGATCAACGCCCTACGCAAGATTGACCCACAGCTGCAAAAAGACTTTAAGGCTGAAGCCACAGCGATCGCACAGCCAGCCATCACCGCCGCCAAGGCTGCATACAGCCAGTTTCCATTGTCGGGCATGGCGCGCAAGTGGTCTGATCGAGGCCGCAAGATATTTCCGTTCACTATTGCCAGCGCACAGTCAGGCGTAAAGATGCGCTTTGACACTCGACGCAACGCTGTAGGCGTAATCCTGATTGAGCAAAAGAACCCAGCGACAGCAGTGTTTGAGGGTGCAGGCCGCAAAGACACCAACCGTTTAGGCACATCACTTGACGCAGTTAGTCCTGAGCGCGGCTTTGCAATGGCTATGCCGGGTAGAACTCGACTGATAGGCCCAGCGGTCTATAAAGCGCGACGCGGTATTGAGGGCGAAATGGAAAAGATGATCCTCAAAACAATTAACGAAATAAAGAGAGAGGTCGGCTAATGGCTTTATCTATTCCAATCATTAGCGAGTTCGATGGCAAAGGTGTCGATCGCGCTGTCAAAGAGTTCCAGCAACTTGAGGGCGTAGCAAACAAGACAGGGCATGTTTTAGAAAAGGCGTTTTTGCCTGCTGTTGCAGCTATTACAGGCTTAGCGGCTGGCGTAGTTGTAGCAACCAAGGCTGCAATGGAAGATGCTGCACAGCAAGCCGATCTCGCTCGACAGTTACGCACAACAACACAGGCAACCGATGAACAGATCGCAGCCGTTGAAGAGTCGATCAGCGCGTTCTCACGACAAACCGCCATGGCAGACGATCAGCTGCGCCCAGCCCTTGAAAACCTTCTACGAGCCACAGGATCGCTTGAATTATCCCAGCAAGCAATGTCGGTCACGGCTGACCTTGCTACCGCCAAAAACATTGACATGGAGACTGCCAGCGTCGCTGTCGCTAAAGCCTTGGCAGGCCAGACTACTGCGCTCGTTAAGTTAGACCCATCGCTTAAAGATGTAATTGACTCGTCCTCGACTGCCGACGAGATCATGCAGGCGCTCGAAGGCTCGGTCGGTGGCGCTGCTGAAATCTTTGCCAGCACCGCTGAAGGTGGCATGAAGAACTTCGGCATACAACTTGGAGAGCTGCAAGAGTCAATCGGCGCAGCCTTTTTGCCAGTGCTAGAAAAACTGCTACCAAAACTGTTAGACATGGCAGCCTTCTTGCAAGAAAACACCGATCTCATTTTGATAGCCAGCGGAGTCATTGCAGGACTATCAGCAATGATTATTGCATATACGACAGCAGTCAAACTTGCCACGATCGCAAACACGCTATTTAATTTGTCACTTGCAGCCAACCCAATCGGTCTAGTAGTCGCTGCGGTAGTTGGGTTGATTGCAATACTGACTGCGCTGTACTTTAAGTTTGACACTGTCCGATTCATCGTTGACAAAGTATTTGATGTTATGGCGGCAGGCGTAAAGATCGCAGTCGGCGTAGTAAAGACATACCTAGAAAACATGTACGGCGTATTTAAGACAATCTTCAACGGCATTGCAACACTGTGGAACTCAACGATCGGCGGATTCGGCTTTGAGATACCAGACTGGGTTCCGGGTATCGGCGGCAACAGCTACACCATCCCAGAAATGCCAACACTCGGCGGCGGTGGCAGCAGCACAACTACCAACAGCCGCGGTGGCGCAGCTCGAGAAGGCGGCACAGGCGGCTTTACATCTAGCCCAATGGGAATGATCGAATCGGCCCTCGTCGCCCCATCAGGCGGCGGTGGTGGCGGTGGCAAGGCCTCAAGCGTCCTAGACCTATCCAAGAACTATGCAGGCAACCTTGGCGGCAATTACGGCATCACAGGCAACGCAGCAGACTTCTCCAGCCTGTTTGATCAGTTCATGGTTGAGCGCGGCACACCAATTACAGTCAATGTCAACGGCGGTCTAGCCACATCAGCAGACATTGGTCGTGCTGTAGTGAACAGCATTAAAGCCATGAACCGAGTGGACGGCCCAGCACAAATACAGGTCGCCTGATGGCTGCCACGATCGTCCAGTCAGGGTCATATGACCTACAGATCGCTACAGGCTTCCTTGTGGACGCGTTCACGCTTGACTCATCGGAGAAGGGTGTGCTCAATAACACCGAGTATGTCTTAGACGGCACAACAGAGTTTGCTTCCGTGATCGACGGTGCTACAGGCATCAGCGTGTTCCGTGGACGCAGAGACATCGGCGACCAATTCACTGCTGGCACGATGAGCTTCGATCTCAACGACACATTCACGGGCGGGATTTTCAATCCGTTCGATACTTTATCGCCCTATTTCAACACCGACGAGGCTGTGCCGGGTCTAGCTCCTATGCGCAAGGTCGTGCTCAGCCGTGAAGGCGAAGAACTGTTTAACGGCTACATCGTTGACTACTCGTACAACTTTAATCTTGGCGGTCTCGACACCGTCAGCGTGTCTTGCGCCGATGACTTTTATCTGCTCAGCCAGACATACATGAACGAGTTTAATGTGACCGAGCAACTTGCCAGTGCTCGAGTAGCAGCAGTCTTAGACCTGCCAGAAGTAAACGCTTTTCAGTTGCCAGGTGAGCGCAGCATTGAAACCTCAACCATTATGCTGGGCGGTGCTTCCGCATACACCGTTCCCTATGGCACATCGGTCGCTGCTTACATGGCTAAAATTAACGAATCTGTGCAGGGACGCATCTTTATTGCGCGCGACGGTACTTTCACATTCCAAGACCGCATTGGTGACACGCTGTCGGCATCATCAGCAAACTTCCACGATGACGGCACAAACATTCCCTACGACAATGTAGGCATCTCGTTTGAGGCCAATCAGGTCATTAACAGAGCAGCGGTAGAGCATGCTGGCGCTACAAGCCCAGAGATTGCCGAGGACTTGGCATCGCAGGCCACCTACTTTATTCAGACCACAGCAATTAGTGACGCGCTCGTCCACAACAACACAGCAGCTCTTGACCTTGCCAACTACCTACTCGTAGGCCAGCCAGAGGCGCGTTACACCAATGTGTCAACCCTGTTTGCATCCCTCACCGATGCCCAGCGTGACACCGTGGCAGTCCTCGAGATCGGCAACACAATCACCATAGAAAAGTCATTTACTAGTGGGGTCACGATTACTTCGCTAGCGCAAGAACTGGCGATTGAGGGCATCCAGCACGAGATTGACCTTTCTACAGGCCACCGCATAACGCTGTTTACTAGCCCTACCACGCTGGTGTTTGAGCTGATATTGAACGATGCCGTATATGGCACAATCGACACCGAAAATGTCTTAGGATAAGGAGCATTATGGGAGCAAACGCAGTTACTACAGTGCCCGTTTATACGGCAGGCGAAGTCCTGACAGCGGCAGACCTCAACATTACGAACTCTGGCATACCCGTTTTTGCGTCAACAGTTGAGCGTGATGCGGCTTTCGGTGGCACAGGCGAAAAGACACTTGCCGAGGGGCAGTACGCGTATTTGGAAAGCACCAACCAAACTCTCGTATATGACGGAAGTAATTGGATTTCTGTCGGCGTTTCGCCGGGTCTTGTGCGTGTTGGTGGTGGCGC